CTTTTTAGAGATAAAGAGGTGTATTGAATATGTGGGCTGACCTTGTACAAGCGGTATCATTCGTTCAGAAAGGAGATCAAGAAGTTCTTTTGTCGCTAATCGAAAAGTTTACACCCCTTTTTAGAAAATATTCAAATCTTTTACAGTATGCTGATGGCTACAATGAACTTATCTTGTTTTTTATCGAGAAGATAAAAGAAATCGAGATCAAAGGGTTCGAGATTCCAGATGGGAATTATGCGTTGATTGCGTACCTAAACCGGTGTATAAGAAATCATTATATATACTTATCAAAACGTAAAGCGCAGTATGATGCAATGATTTCACTGGAAAAAATTGAAATTACCTACGTGACAAAAAGTCGTGAAAGTTCGGATTTGGAGTTTTTTCTTCTTATTTCTACGCTAACCGATTTCCATCGCGATATTCTCACATTAATTTACTACGAGGGTTATTCCGTTCAGGAAGTAGCGGAAATGAAGCACATATCAAGACAAGCCGTGAATCAGGCAAAAAATAGAGCGCTTGTGATATTGAGAAAAATAATGAATTTCGAATGACTTTCAACTATGAGGTTTACAATTCGAAGCAAATCACCTTTTCAATAGATGTAGCGCAAAAGCGGGATGTAAAAAAGTTGGATAACAAGCGCTCAGCTGTACTCAATTCCATTCTTATGGGAGAAAGGGATGTTTCGAGTAAAAGAATAAACTCCAGTCAGTTAAAATGAATGCTTCAAAAAAGAAACTTCCCTATACCAATCATATTCATTTGTCAAAATGCTGTGGTTGGTTATAGTAGTTATTGGCCGGTAATCCTCAGAATGTTACGGAGAAACTCATGTCTACGTCTGAACTCTTGAATCTCAGCCACAACTCAAGTAAGAGCGAAGACTAGGAATCGTTTGGACACATTGCTTTACATACAAAAAGAGCGCTCAGCCAAATCCGGCTGAGCGCTCTTTTCTGTATAAGTGTTATTGTTTTACCGCAGGACCGATTTTGTCTTCGGCCCGACTGCCCCGTCTACGTCCAGTCCGTTTTTTTTCTGGAATTCCCGTACAGCCATATCTGTTTTTGAACCAAAGATGCCGTCCATCGTAAGGCCAAGTTTTTGCTGGAGCCATTTTACGCCGTCCCCTTTTGAGCCTTTTCGGAGAGTGTCGGTAGGGACGGAGAAGGACACTGCGCCAAAGGTGGATTTCACAGCGATCTTTCCGTTTGTATCAACGGCAAAATATTTCGTCGTGCGGGTATCCACATGAACAAAGTTTTTGTTTCCCGTATATCGAATGATTCCCTTAAATCCGACCTCCTCAGCCAGCTTGGCGATTTTCTCCGTGGGTTGTCCTTCGGACTTGATGTCGGCGGCCATTCCCTTCGTATGATTGCTATTGGACGCGCCGCCAACGGCCTTATTATGCGCCGGACAGCGGTAACCGGAATTGATATGTATCGGTGTCCCGAGCTTGTCCCTGAGCTTTTGGAGTCGAGAGATCAGCGTGTCGTCAATGAGGGACGTGGAGCACTTTCCGCATTTGCATAAGAATTCGCTGGCGGTAAAGTTTTTGGCGAGCTTCCTGCTTCGATCCGTCTGATTGTTGACTGTTTTTACTGCCATCCCTTTTCACCCCCTTTCGTTCCAAGCGGTCGCTGTAGCGATATCCATCGCGATGTCCTCCGCCCTTTTTTCGTGTGCCTTGTTGTAGGCTTCCGGCCTGTAAGCCTATTAATGGCCGAAGGCTTGAAATGATCCCGAGCATCTGAAGGATGTTACGCAGAGCCGAAACCAATCATGTACCTATCCGAACCATTCTTACCTGCGAATTCATAGCCCTTGAAGGTGCGGGGAAGGTTTTTTGATCTGTCTTTTGCTTTGCCGCAGATTTCAACCATCCGTATTTTCTCCCCCGGATTTTGTTTTTAGAATTGCAATTGCCTTCTTGATCGGCGGGAGTATGGGAACTCCCATCAGCCCTGCGTTTTCAGTCAGGCTAATCAGCTCGTTGACAAGATAGGCGATAATAACGCCATCCCGAATAAGAAGGCTTCCGGTGATTTGATCCAGCTGGGCGGCAATCATCACGATCAAGAGGGTCATTCCCTTTCGAAACAGCCCCTTCCATCCGGCGCGGCTTTCCAGTGCTCCATTCTCCGACTTCTTGCTACGTTTGAAAACTCCGGCCACGACCAGGCCGGATATGTAATCTGCTCCCATAGCAATTATCAGGACGGCAATCCATGCGTCCCAGCCGCCCAGCAGGTCGGAAATTATGCCTCCCACCATTCCGGCCAGCGCTGCGACGCCCGAGATGGTAGGCAAAAAAGATGTTGCTTTGTCCATGTTGTCTCCTCCGTTTAAAACGCTCTTACGGCCTGTTGTTCTTTCTAACCGCGTATATTCCTATGCATGGCGGTTCTTCTACCGATATGGCTCCCGTCGATAATGCCGTCCTTACGATTTTGATGTCTGAAATATTCAAAGTTAATGTGTTATGATTATTAGAAAACACTCTGCTTCCTTGAACATACATATCAGTCTTATGCGTTGATGTCACATATGAAGCATGGGCACGCAAGTTTGTATTGTGCAAATGCAGGGATTGCGTTGGATACACATACCGATCTTCAAAAACAAAATAAATACACTCGTAATCTCTAAACGTCCACCAAGAGTCCTTGACATCCATGTCCGGTACCGTAAGAATAAGAGTGCTTGGGGCGGAAAAAGAGGCCTTATAAAGCTCAACTGCACCCCCGTTAATACCAGCTGGATTAAACGTAAGTCTTTTTACATTTTCAGGATTCCACGCTCCACTCTTGTTCAAGGTAAATGCGGCGTAATAATAATCTCTACCGGGCTGAACGGAATCGTGGAAAGTTCTTAGGTTGTCGTCGTAAGCGTTTGCAACCCTATTTCTTGCAACCACAACACCATCTTCTGGTGTTGTGGGGGAACGCTGCTCATTCCTCACAACAACAGTTTCAAACCAATTTGCTAAATTGTTAGGCTCTACTATTCTGATAACCGCTGCATCACCGCGAAAAATTAATCCTTTCTGGTCTCCTCCTAGCTGCGAAGAATTCCAAAAAGCAAAGGTTTTCAACGCATCAGGGGTGGGGCCATGCGGAAACAGTTCTATTCCCCGCTCCTGACCTCCATCCGAAAAAGTCAAGGATCCGTTTTCAAATTTAAGACCATGTGCACCATCGGGTATCGTTTTTCCTGAATGGTCATGAAGGGCCGCGTCAATGACGTCGCTGTTTGTATTAAATACCCCAATGTTGTAAAAATCATCTTCTTCAGGCTTTGTCAAGCCGTAGTGCGGCGTGGTGTTAGGTTTTTTCGCCATAATTAAATCTCCTTACCTCTAAAATTTTTTCATAGGTGTATGCCGAAAGCCGGGTGTGCGTAAAGGGAATGGATCAACACACCGATTATCCCCGGCTGCTTTGATTTTTGCTGAAAATTCGCCAAAATCTGTGTCAATCAAAATTGTATTAGCCTTGGTTCCAATATTTTATTACAAAACATAGCAACACAATCACGGGGACAACAAGAGCCTCACCGCCTATTGCATAAAATCCGCGCGTCAAACCGCCAATTTGAAAAAGGTGTATGGTTGTGATGACGCACAGAAGGGTTATGAATATGGCAGTCGTAACCGAGTTCCATCCAGCCTTCGCCTTCTCTCGGTTATATGCCTGCTTTTTGCACATCCGGCAGATTTGTCGGCCTACCGGAAGGGAAGAGGAGCAAATGATACATTGTTCAACATCTGGCACTTTGAAACTCCTTTCGCCGCGTAATTTTTTTCATGAAAAGTGACTGAACCGCTCTATGCAGCGGTCTTGTCGTCGATCCAAGGGAGTGGATAATAGTGTATTCACTCCAACACTCAGAAGTCGTCCGCCACATCAAAAGAGGGTAACCAAACAAATGGCAACCCTCTAATTTTGTGCTATATCAGCTTATGACTGCACCGTCCACCCGTATACGCCGGGTTCCCAGACATTTCCATTGATATCAGACACCCATATGCTGCCGCCATGTGACACTGTATCTCCATTCGCATAGGCATCGTGTGCGCCCTGAGGTTGTGTCCAAATCGGAACGCCGGCGGACGTAAATCCAATCCCCTTAAACAGAGAGGGCGTGTTCTCTGGCGTCCAACTCGACTGGCTTGTGTGTTCCTGCACGACGCAGTACAGCTGTGTTTCGCCATCCTGATTAAGGCCATATTTTACGATTGTGCCCACTGTATATCTTTTATCCGGCTCCCATGCCGGATACAGGTCAGCAATTTCCATCGACTGTTCCTCGGGCAGTTCCATACTCTGAGCAGCGAGCTGAAAGAACCTTTTGATGCTTTCTCCCCGAATTGGCCGTTCGAAACTTTCTGTGCTGTGCCGCGGCAAACGCGCGGCCTCTTCCTCGGTCAGCTCCCTGGGGACACCATTTACCTCTGTCCATATTCCCGTACCATTCTTATCTGACATCAAATACACCTCCCATGCTATAAGTCAAGCCTTCGGCAAATCCGGAAACTAAGCTGATGGATTGAATTCCATTTACCAGCGCGTCATCTGAGAGCACATAACCATATGTCGCCACAGTCTGGCCTTTCCCCACATTCATGAATGTATTAATGTTTCCGCGGATACTTCCCTTGGAAACATATCCGGTAATCAACGCATCGAAAAACTGCCCGCCTAAGATGATCGGTGCCTCAATATAGCCGTCAAATCCGCCGACTACGCTTCCCCATGAATCCCATAGCTCCCCATAAAAATTCGTTGATGGTGTGTTCCCAAGGAGAGAGAGAATCAGGTTTTCTGTATTCACCTCGCTGTTCAAACCATTTAGCGTAATATAGAAATTGCACAGCTTCCCATAGCCGCCGACTACAAATTCGATGCTTCCGGTGTCTTGAAGCAGTGTGGACTCCGCAACCTGGATGAAAGGAAAATTACTTGCAGAACCGCCGATGCCGTCCGCACCTTTCGGGATTCCAATATTCAGAACCGCATTCTGCGAGGTTCCGGAGTTCGTGACGGTCGCGGGACTTCCCGACGGCAGGGTGGTCGTTGTACCGATGGAAACCGTAGCCGCACTGCCGTCTGCACCCTTCGGAATTCCAATATTCAGAATTGCATTTTGTGAAGTACCGGAATTCGTGACGGTCGCGGAGCTTCCTGGCGACAGGGTGGTCGTTGTGCCGATGCCAACGGTGGCGGCGGAGCCGGGAGGCCCTTGGGGACCTTGAACCCCCTCTTCCAGGATGTCATCCAGCCGGTTCTCACTTGTTTCAACGCGTGTGGTAAGGGCTTGCAGCGCCTGATCCTGCGCCTCGTTTTTGGTGGACAGTGGGATCAAATCCGCCTTAAAAACAATATTCGGTTTTTCGGCGGAATAAAGAGGATCGCTTTCGCCCGAGGTTCCGCCCCCCACAGGAAGCGAAACCCTTGAACACTCTTCCCCCCGGATGTTCTGGGAAACCAAATCCCCGCCATCAAGTGTTTGCGATACAATCGCCTGCTCTTCCAGCTCCTTTACCGGGTTGGGGATGGTTTCAACCGGGGAACTGCCGGGGGTAATCGCCTTCCGCAGTTCAAAATCGATCGTATTGGAGCTTGCCTTGATCTGATCGCCGGATTTGATAATTACCTGCATGCTGAGCTCTCGCAGTTGGGTCAGAGCATTTGGAATCTGATATGTATTCCCACTGCCAAGATTAATTTCTCCAAAGCTTTCCCTGCTGTTTTTAAACGCCAGAACAAGATCGTCGTTGGCATATTCCAGATTGCGCTCGAACACAAATTCCTGCGCTAAGTTGTCGCCCTGTGTCCCCAACACCACGAAACGTCCGTGCCGTTCTCCTTCGGACGTGCTGATTTTTAACAGCTCCAGGTGGTTGTCCAGACTAAAATTAAAGGTAAACAATTCTTTCCCTCCTTTGGGCCGATGCTTCATGCCGGCAAGCCTCTGCTTTTACCCACACATTTCCATCGGCCTTCTTTTTCTTTTGTGACGTTCCGACCGCCGCAACCCTCTGTAGACCCATCTCTATCACCCTTCCGATTCTTGCTGCGGCTCACGTAAATTTGTCAGATTTCCTGTTTCCAGGAGGTGATTCGTATACTCCCCCAGCTCCTCGTGTGTGAATGCATTCAGGCTTCTATGCCTGTTTCCACCATAGACAACTTCCGCCGTCAAATGTGCCGGCTTGATTTTATTCAAATACGCATTCACCTGATTGAGATTCTTTGTGTCCCCTGTCAAGGTAATCTCGACGCGAAAAGTATAGGATGGAATGTCTTCGGTAACCTCTACCTGGAATCCTGTCAGTGCAGACAGGATATCTTTTATCCGCTTCGGGTTGATCGGCGGGCGCTGGAGTCTTTCGGAAAACATCACTTGTTTCCTGTCTTCAATCGTAAGACTGCCGTTCGGCTCTACGCCATAAAGGGACTCCCAGAACTCTATTGTTTTTTCTGTACAGGTTTTCGGAAAGGCTTCATTCGCAAGAGTGCGCGACCACTGTTTCATGCCGTCATATTGCTGTCCGATGACCTCAAAAAGCCAGAGAGCCAACTCCGAACGGTCATAAAATCCCGCCGTGACCATCTTCCGCATTTTCTTCGCTTCGCAGCTTTTGACAATGTTTAACACTAAATCGGTCATTTTATGTCACCTCGATCAGCGTTACCTGGGCCACGGTAAATTGGGTAGAATCAATTATGACGTCACTTGTGCCGTCGTTTACAATCAGCCCATTATAATTGTCTATGCCTTCCGTTCCCGCCAGAACCGCGCCCACATAAACGTATTTGACAAGTCTTTCCAAAGTTGCGGTCTTTAAGTATTTCGCAAGGTTTTCCTCAAATCTCTTCTTGATGACATCAAGACTTTCCTCGCCCTTCCGCCTGACATTGGCGCATACATTTATTGTAACCGTCTCGGGCTCTGGGACACTGAGCCTTGCGCCAATGGGGGCAAGGCGCTCTTCCGGATTTTCCTTCGTGCCCATAATGTGCTTCTCAACCGCGTCTCGAATTTCCTTACTTGCCGGCTGACCGTTTACGTCCATCACATAAAGGAAGACACTTCCGGGCTCCTCCTCCTTATGTTCACAGATCACACTGCCAACACCGGGAATTTCCTTCGCCCAGCGAATATAATCGGCTTCACATCCGCTGAAGCTCACGCCGTAGCGCGCGGATTCTATAATGCGGTCACGAAGAACATCATCCTCTTCTTCCGGTATTCCTCCGGTTGTGGCTTCCACATTAGTGACTGCGCTCAGTCCGGGAATCACAGTTAACATATTCGTGATGGTATCCGGCAGTACATTTCCGTTGATGCCGTCTTCTGCGGCCTGTATGCGGACAATATTACCCACCGGCGCTCTCTCTATCGCCTGAAGAGGCACCGCATTTCCCACGACTTTTTCTGTTAGCGTGAAGTAGTTGCTGCCCGATGCCGCGTTGAAAAGGGATGTTACCTGTTCCGATTCCACGGATCTGTCAAAGGTAAACCGTTCCATTTCCTCCGTCCCATGAGACAAAATCAGTTCACCCTGATTTATATTGTCCGTCACCGGCCGAATCGTCAAAAGATATCCCGGATTTTCCGGATCGTTCAACAAGAGTTCAAGAACCTCTTTCCCTTCGGTGTTCTTGAGCATGTACGGGCCTTTTCCCAGCGTTAAATCCTCCGTCGTCTGAAAGATCACGCCGGGAGTGAGGGTCGCAGTTGTTGCGGCCTCGAACCCTTTTTCAACAAGCGTTCCCTCCGTTCCGAAAACAGTCAGAAATCCTGTCGCACAGGTAGCCAGCCGGCGGCTCACGCCGTTCATTTCCGCATGGAGGTCGAGCCACTCTCCGGCCGCCCATTGCGGAAACATGGTCTTTATCACTTCGTTTAGCTCATATTCCACAAATTCCGCCTTTTCCATGGCCGCCGGACGTGTAAAGTCCCACGGGATCTGCATTTCACTCTTGTCTATGTCGCTTGGAAGGTTGTCCAGCATACGTCCATGAATCTCGTCCACTGTCTGATTTTGCAAAAATTCCGGTGGTTTATATTCATATTGCATTTTTTATCTCCTCTCTTAATTTATTAATTTTGTATCAATGGTCGCTACGTTTCCGTCGGAGCCAATCACCTCACAGGTTAGGGAAAGTTTGTCTCCATACCAGCGGAACTGAAATTCACCGACTTGTTGTGTCCTCCCCATCGGATCAGCAAGCAACGCCTCGGTAATTGTCTCCTCCAGCGCATTTTCAACGGCGTTTCGATCCGCTTCCTGTAGCGCTTCCTCCGCCTCAACTCCGGCGTTGTCACCATAGGCACCATGCGCCCATCGCTGGGTAAGAGCTGTCTTTCTGCACCACTGTACCCATGCGTCGTAGCCACTTCCGTAAATTGGCTGCCGCGCTCCGTTTTTGACAAAGTCTCCGTTTTCAAAATCCCAAAGCGGCGCGGGCGGATATTGTCTTCCCATTTGCTCGCTTTCCTCCGTTAAATCCGCCGGAACATCAAAGACCGGAAATAACTCCTGTGTCACTCCATCACCTCCTTATGCTTTTAAAATCGTATCAATGACAACCGCATCGTCTCCGACCCACGCAACAAGCACTCTGTCCCCCGACTTTACCGTTACCGACTCACAAACGATATAATCTTTTTTGGGAATAGGAACAGGGAATTGGTCTGTTAGGAGACTTCCTTCTTTAATCGTCCCAAAGTCCAGAAGCGGCGGTGATTCATTGTGCTGGTTCATTCGTCCATCCAAAATCTGCGCTAACGCATTGATGCCTTCGTCTGCCATGCCTTTATCCCTCCAGTTTAGCCCAAGTTTGGGGTCCGCATATTCCATCCTCTGAAAGTCCCGTCGATTTTTGGAAGTTTTTTACAGCTCTCTGCGTTTCATTCCCAAAAATCCCGTCGGCACCGTAAATGGGTAGTTTTTGCCCCCGTTTTAAAAGAATCTTCTGCATCTCTGAAACATCTTTTCCTCTGCTGCCTTTTTTGAGCACGGGGCGGGTTTTGACTCCGACTCCGGAGCCGAATTCGCTTTCCTTCGAAACTCTTTCGAGGGCCAGTATCATCTGCCTTGAGGTTGCGTTATGTGACACACCCTCCACATAAAATACGCCTTTCAGGTTACCGGCCGACACCTCCACCGCATCTCCTTTTCGTATGAATGGCAAATCTGGTGTGTTGAGTTGTATTGTTTCCTCCGGCTTTCCGCGTTCCTTCAGTATGGTTTCGGCGTCCGCCTTCGCGTCCGCCAATTTTTTGTTCGAATCCCGCCTGATAATTTCCTGCAAAACGCCGTATTTCAAATTTCCATCGACAACTGCGTCTACGGGAGCGCGCCCCTTTTTATCTTCTTTTCCGATCACCTTCACTCGCGTTACCAAGTTGCTCAGGCTCAGTTTATCCACGGTGGAAATCGTGTTTTCCCCGGAAAACCGATACACTGTGCTGTTGTTTCCATATCCCACGATTTGAAGCTGAGCGTCACGATAGTACGCTACATATTTCTCTCCTTTCTTTTGTCTGACCTCCTCCAAAAGGCTGAATATGATTTCACTAATGGATTCCGCACTAAACTTCTTTTTCTCATGAGTAATGCTTTGACTCCATTTATACGCCAGTGGAATGCTCCAGCTCTTACAAACATCACCGATGATGGCTTGTGTCGTCATTCCGGCCGAGTAATATTTGAAATCCTTGCTTTGCTGCAGCCGGATGAGATTGTCGTACGCTATGATGGACACCTCATTTTTTTTGCTGTTGTCGTATTGCCATTCCCATATTTTCCCCTCAAACACGAGCTTGGTTTCGCCGTCCATCTTGGCATAAATCATGATGACGCAATTTATTTTTGCTTTCTTCATCAGCGTCTCTGTGCCTATTGGTACATTCGCCACCGTCAGTATCGCCCTCTGCGCCAATTGGCCTTTTTGTTCTTCCCATTGCAAGCTGAGAAGCGCGTCATCAAGCCGATAGCGTGACCCATCTTCGGATAAAAGATCCACATAGTACCCGATATCAGAAATGTTAATCAAAAATATTTCACCTTCCTTTACGCATAAAAAAACCACCTCCAGTGAGGCGGCATATTCTTGTATGCTTTATGGGATTTTGAGGACTTGCCCCGGGAAAATCCTATTGGGGTCTTTTCCGATGAGTGCCTTGTTGGCGTTGTAAATTGTCGGATACTTGGCGCCGTTTCCATAGAACTTTTGAGCAATTTTCCATAAACTGTCACCTGCAACTACGGTATAGGTTTTCGACTTAGGCTGTGACGGACGCGAATCACACGCACCAGTCGACTTCTTTTTCACAGCCACCTTCAGATCTTTGGCCTGTATGAGTGAGATCATGTAGTTGAAATCACCGTGGGCCCCGCTGTATTCCACATTATACCGGTCCATGTAAACTTGAATATCCAAGGGCGTTCCTGTCACCTGCAAACGCAACTTCTTTTTTTTCGACTGAAAAGTACTCCATTTCTTCACGATGTTGCGGGGAGACTGTCTCCCTTTTGCATACAATGTGCCGCTTCGTTTTTCTCCGGGCAATATACCCTCCCAAGAAATTGCTGTCAGCTGCTGTCCGATTGGAAGTCGAACCTCGCCCATTGACTGAACCGCGTAGGATTGGAACATTGTTCCAATCTGCGTATTGATTTTCTCAGGCAGCATGGGGAACACCAATTTTTCACCTGTTTCCAGGTCTGTTAGGTAAATATCCATCTGTACACCTCCTTTCATAGAATGATATAGAGGACTGCGAAACTCGAAAAGCCGGAAATGGCAAGCCTTCCGAGTTTCCCTTCTATCTGACTTTCCTCCGCTTTTTTGGGGGGCGTTGTTCAACGATATCGTAGTCGCAACGGCCAAAAATATCAGAACAAAAACGGAGAAAAAATCATACAAAAAAACGGTCAGATGCCGCTTTGAAGCATCTAACCGAGGGTTCAAAGATAACGCGTATTGTTAATGACTGGCGTTGTTTAAGATAGGCAAGAACTGACTTCACATATCTTTGAAGTTCTTTTCACTCTCTTTTATCCATTGAGTAACACTTTCTTTTGCATTAATAAATTTTAGCTTATCCATTTTATTCACCTTTCACTATTTTTATATTTGTTGCATTCGGCGTCGAATTAATTGGAGCTAGTCCCCTGCTTTGATTGAATCGATTCCCTAATGATCTTGGTCCGGAAATTTGTCACCAATTCGCATTGCCCGCAGACGATATGGAATTTGTGGGAACATCAAATTTCTACACAAATGGAGCCACTTGGAGCGGCTTTAAATGCAGGGTTAGCTACATATGCTGTATTTCCGTTTGGAGACATTTGAACTCTCCCGGTTTTAACCATTTTATCATATTCAGCTTGCGACATCCATCTTCCAACTCTTGTAGTTCCACTTTTCCCCGTACCCCCATCCAAAACCTTCTTATCCGCACCCGCGGTTCCCGTTCCCTTCGAAACCCCAGGCGAAAAGCCTGAGTTGGAAATCGTTTCTATACCGACGCCTGATACCCAGGTAGAAAGAATCAGAATGTCATCAAAGGTTTCCTGACCGAGAAAGTCCCGAAGAGCATTTTTGTCCGTAATACCCTCAACCGCAAGAGTTGAACCGAAAATGGTGGCTGTTCCTCCGAACGCTGCAGTGCCTAATGAAACAAGAACCCATCCCCCAGCTCCGGCAGCTGCCGCCGGCCCGAGCACGGGCAAGGCTGCTGCAAGAGCGATCACACCAATTGCGACGACCACAACCCCTCCGACGATTTTTCCCCAAGACCATTCCGAAGGGGGGGCCCCTCATCAAAATGTTCTTTCGCACTCATCCGGGGATGGAATGTCGGCATTTCTCCATAGCAAAGATCCTAACAAAAAACAACAGCAAAAAGGACTATAACTGTTTTGTGTTAACCTATTCTTAGGGTTAAACCGTCAATATGCCAATTGCTTTTAATAATTTGCAATTCCTTTTTATCCCTTTTGTTTGGCAATGCAAGTATGGAATAAATCGGATTTTCTATGGCTTTTAACTCATCAAGTGAGTACTCTATTGTAGCCTCATTATCACAAAAAGCATAATCAAAATTAGTAATATCATATATTTGTCGAATCAAATTGATAATGGTTTCTGTGACCGAATCAATCCTTTCGTTAATCCCTGACTCAAAAAGCTGTTCATCTGAAATGTTAAGCAATACCCCGAGATTTTTTGAGTCTAATTTTTTGAAATAAATATCAATTTTTAAGTTTTTTTCACTTAAAAGGTCACATACTACATTTACTTGCCCATAATAATTACCGACGAGCTGATACAGTATATTTTTAGTTAATGTCTGAAGAATCGCTTTCTCCTCTACCCATTCATCTCCATCAGGGTCTTTGCAATATTTTAGGGAAATAACCTTCCCATTATTTGACAAGATCAAGTTTATTATTTCGATAAATTGAAATATTGCCTTATCACCCACGCTATAAAGAAAGCCTATCCCTGTCGAACTCCCCATTTTTTCGTCTCCTTATTTTTTTATTTGTATTCCATTCGTAACATGGAAATTGATTTGGGCTTCACTAAACTTCCAACCACCGATATAATTGCCTGACAAGTCTGTATATGCTCCTAATCCTGTACCTTTATTAATATATACATATACATCTTGACCTCTGTATGTAGACTTGAAAACATCGGTTGCAACATTGATATGGGATTCTATGGTGCTTTGATATATGCCTCCTGCAGATTTATTCCACTTTCCCGGTATCCCAAAATCTTGAGAATGTTTGAATTCGTGTTGTAGTTTCTCTGTGGTAAATCGAGATTGAGGAAGTTCCGCTTTGCTTGGAATTTTTTCCCCCGGACCCGCGGTTCCCGTTCCCTTTGAACCCCCAGGCGACCATCCTAAACTGGACATCTGTTCCACAGCCAGGCTTGATCCATAGGTAGAAAAAGCCAGAAAGAAATCGAAGTTGTCCTGACCGAGAAAGTCCCGAAGAGGATTTTTATCCGTAATGCCCTCAACCACAAGAGTCGAACCTAAAATAGTGGCTGTTCCGCCGAGCGCTGTAGATCCTAATGCAAAAGTTGCCGCCCCTTCAGCCGACACTCCGAGGAAGGGAAAAGCTCCAAAAAGAGCACTCACACCACTTACGACAGCCACAACCCCTATGATGATTTTTCCCCAAGACCATTCTGGGGGTGGTTCTTGAATCTCGTCTTCTCTTTTCTTCCACCACTCCTCCAGCTTAACCCCATTCTTTTTGTAGGCACACCTACCCTAAGGAACCATCAACTATTGATAACACTAATTCACTACCGTCTGCACATTTTACGAACAATTTATCATCATGTAAACGATGATAATCTTCTACAACATCCCTAAAACCAGCGGACCAAATAATCTTGCCATTATAGTCAACGGCGCATACGTCCAACTCGCTGACAGCAATGATTAAGTTACAAGACCTAACTTCAATAAATTCATAGAAAAGAGATAAGCATTCCTTCTCTACCAAGGTTTGCTTGGTGAGATAGTTTAGATAAATAACCCTCTTATCAAAACCTAAAAGCAATAATGGATTATCGTTCTGAAAAATAATTTGCGGTTTCATTCCGTGATCATAATACATAAAGCCACAAACAAAACAACCATTAGGCAGAGCAATTGCCTCGTATTTGTTATTGCATTCATCGGCAATCCCAAAAACATTAAATTTTTCTTTTTCACCGGCCTCATGAAGAGAATTGTATGAATCAAAAGATACTACTTCGTACAAAGTTTCATCCATTTTATCTTCCACCTTTCACTATTATCGTTAACAGTCTATTTCCATCCCATATTGTCTCAAATTTCACGCCTCCACCCGGCCCCATAAAAAAGCTTTCTCTTATCGTCGCTGTATATTCGACAGGCACTTGGCCGGGAATTGTATAAGATCGAACTTCAGTTTTTATGATATTACTGGGATTACTAAGCACTTCGTTTAAGTGGATTTCTAACGTGGCTCTATCCATAGGTGTATCGTGTATACCAATCCGTTTCAGTTCATTCGCCATTGATTGTGAACGTTGCACGTTATGAGCCTTTCCAGTCGCTTTTCCAAGTGGATAATCAAGTTTCTGCCCTAGTTCGGCTGTCTTGCTCCCCGCAACCTCATCAACATTCTCCGCCGCATATTTCCCCCAGGTCTTCTGCGCGCTCCTCGCAAAATCTCCCCTCATAAGCGCATCTTTATACGCCGATGTCCCCAAAGTGTTCACCGAACCCTGAAGAATTGATTTTGCAATAGAATAAACAACAAGCGGATCCGAAACCATTTCCAGAAGCATTTCCAAAAAACCGCCAAAAGACTTCCCGACAGGCCCCTGATTTTTTAGCTCTTCTAAGGCGTCAAATGGTGACCATTGTCCGTACTGTTTCCCCTCATCATAATATTCTTTCAAATTCATCCGATAATGGAATGTCGGCATTTCTCCATAGCAAAGATCCAAAATTGCGTTGCATATATTTAAATACAAACTTTGCGTAAGATTTAGTGCTGTGCCCAGAGAGTTTAGGATGCCTCCAACGACATTTCCTCTCCCAAATTTTTTAAGGTAATCTTCTTCTTTATCTCCATACTCCTGCAATGCCCACACGTACCACGGCACGTCGTAGGAATCATCGTCGAGTGGGTTTGGAATTTCTTCCCCCTTTCTTTTCCACCACACCTCCAGCTTATCAAAGATCTTCGCCCAGTCAGCGGCGCTTGTGCCCGGATACCGTTTCGCGAACGCCGCCATGGTTTCCGGGGTGGGGTTTGCCAAAAGATTTGCGATCTCGAAGTTGCGCGGGCCGACGAACTCGGGATCGAAATTTCTCAAATCAGCTTTCTCAAGATCTTGCGTCGGCCCGAACATCCGCCGATCCTGTGGCTCCTGCTCAGGGGTAAGCCAGCCGAGAAAAGCGGGGGGCCTTCCTCTCATATGGAGAGGGAGATTTTCCAAACCCATTCCGCTCCCGTCCGTTTCATCATATCCTATCTTCTCCGGATTTTCAACCTCTTCCCACGGGTTTCCGAATTGATCGGTAACCACCAGCCGGACGTCCGAGGGGCCCATCGTAAGCCCGGCCGCCTTCACATACTCCGCCAAAAGCTCGCCAAAAACCTCTGTGGAGCCGCCGCAATTGTCGGCGGCTCTGTCGCGGCAGTTTTTCAACGCAGCCTCTGCCGTTTGCATCGGCTCCCGAAGCGCCTCTCTGGCGGCCGTTTGCATCTCTTTTACTTGATCCAGCCTATAGGCCCACAGAGCCATCGCGATCTTGTTCCGCGAAGTGTTGTTCAGGGTATATTCGTAGGAAGAGTTGTCGATATAATGCTCGTGGCGTATTCGCTCCGTCAGATCCTCGCCCCTATGAAACGCCTTGTACATGGCATATTGACGGTCTATTTCCTGCATTCTATCCGCATTTCCGGAGATGCTCGGATCATTGACCAATTTCTGGTAACAATCCTCAACTTCTTCAAGCGTAGTTAGGGCTGCGAAGGGATCTGTATTTAGCGAATCCAGATAGTTTGTCTCGCTCTCCAGCAAAGAATCCGTACTGTTCAGCCCAGCGGTTATTCCTTCCGGACCGATCAGAATCCCCGAGCCTATCACATTCACATACAGAGAATACATACGTCGGAGAGCTTGAGCCTTTTCACGATATTCTCTCGCTTTTTCTTTTTTCTCTGAAATTTTCTGTTCTTCTTCCGGGGTAAACGAACCTCTTATCTTTTCCGTTCCTGTCGGCTGTCCCGGGAAGCCCGGAGGAAATGAAGAATCCGTTTCACTGCCGGCCGTGCCTCCATCCGAAGAAGACAGGGTGGTTTTTTCTCCACTGAAGATATCGTTGCTCGGGAACATTTCGATCGGGGCTAAGGCGGAGCTTTTTATCGAATTTGCTTCTTCCTCCTGCGAATCAGCCCACCCTTCATATTTCTCCGCCTCGCCTTCCAGAGCCTCCATCTCAGAGGTCATTCTCTGAAGCTTTTCCAAGCCGCCGATAAAATTGCTGCGCATTCCCTTGGCCTTTTCCAGGGTGGTGTTGTATTCGTTTATCAGGTTTTGATGGTCATTCCAATATTTTTCCCGATATTCTTCTATGTCTCCCTGGACAAAAAGACGTTTTAATTCTTTTTCAGACGCATCAATTTCCTCTTTTTTTATGTATAAATTATCTTTTATCGCCCCAAGTTCTTTTGCCTGTTCTCTTAGCGCCTCCTGCGCGTCAAAAAGGTCACTCCACTTCATTGTTTTAACCCTCTCCTTATGCTACTATTTTAAAAGGACTGGAAGAGATCACATCCAAGCCGGATCGAGTTTTTTGGTAGGGCTTTTGATGTTATTATTAGCGACCATCATACTCTTATTTTCTTCTCCTTTTTTCAAAATTGAAGGGCGTCCGGCGAAATACATCGTCTGACACCCTTTTTGTTTTTATCTTGTTTAACTTTCCTTTCAGCCAAACTCGAGAAAAATTACAAATCGCAACATAAACTTTAATATTTGTATTACACAATAGAGTAAATTCCACACAAAAGAACCATCCTTTCGGATGGTTCTTTTGTGTGGAATTTTCAATCCCTCCGCGCGCCATTCGAGCCTAATCTTCTATCAGATAAAGTATACCCGTTATCTTCCGGCGTTTCAAGTACTGATCCCGCCGCCGCTCCAATGTCCCACGGAAGCCCGAACTGATCGGTAACCTCCATATCGACACGGACATTCTCCACAGATAGCCCCTT